GTTAAAGGATAATAATTATAAACTACTTAGATTCTGGGAATCAGATATAAATAATAACATACTCGAAGTAAAAAGAATATTATTAGAAAACTGTAAGTAATTAACAGAAATGTTAGGTTTCTCTATCTTATTATATATTTATATACACAAAATAAAATTAAATTATGAGTCAAGAACCAAAATTCAAATTACCCACAGAAACGATTGATCTTCCATCTCGTGGATTAATATATCCCGAAGATAATCCACTATCAAGTGGAAAGATAGAGATGAAATATATGACGGCTGCAGAAGAAGATATTCTTACCAACCAGAATTATATTAAACAAGGAACAGTTTTAGATAAACTAATGGAAGCCCTTATTATATCAAAAATAGATATAAATGATTTAATAGTAGGGGATAAAAATGCTATATTAATAGCTTCTCGTATTTTGGGATATGGTAAAAATTATACATTTAAAACATTTGATTCTGATGGAAACTATTCAGATAAAACGATTGATTTAACCACTTTAGAAGATAAAGTATTAAATGATGATTATTTATCTAAAAAGGGTAAAAATGAATTTTCATTTGTTTTACCTTATATGAAAATTCCTATTACTTTTAAATTATTAACTCATGGCGATGAGAAAAAGATAGATAAAGAAATAGAAAGTTTGAAAAAACTATTCCCAAATAAACCCGCACCAGAATTAACAACAAGATTCAAATTTATTATTACTTCAGTTGATGGAGATAGAGAAACAAAAACCATTAGAGAATTTGTAGATCAAAATTTATTAGCTAGAGATAGTAAAGAATTAAGAAATGAAATTAAAAGAATATCTCCAGACATTGAATTGATTTATAGAGAAGAGGGTGAAGTGGAGGGCACACCTATTCCAATTAATCTAAACTTTTTTTGGCCTGAATCAACAATATAGAATAGAACTATTTTCCCAAATTCACGAAATAATATTCCATGGAAATGGAGGATATGATTGGGAAACAGTTTATAATATGCCTGTTTGGTTAAGAAATTTTACTTATAAAAAAATTGAAGAATTTTATAGAAAGAAAAATGAACAAGTTGAAGAACAAAACAATGTTATTTCAAATACAACTAAAACCGACAAAATAGCTAGACCATCAGTTCCACCACAGAATCAATATAATTCAAAGACCTCTAAAAAATAGAGGTCTTTTTTATATTTATATAAAATATAAATAAATGGCCGATTTTACATTACAGGATTTACAGGACCAAAATGATGTTTTATTATCTCAATTAGAGATAACTAGATTGAATTCTGATGAATTAAGGGAACAAATGTCTTTAATTAAAAAAACGTTTGGGTTAAATACTTTAGGTAGAGAACAATTATTAAAAATTAATCAAGCAAATAGGGATTTATCTAATCTAAATAAATCATTAATAGATCAATTAAAAGAAAGAAATAATTTAGAAAGACCATTAGTAACTATTGAAAAAGATTTAGTAAAATCTAAAAATATTCAAAGAAGTTTAATAACTGAGTTATTAGAATTAAGAAAAAAATCAAATGCATTAAATGGACCTGAAAAACAGCATATAGATGATTTGATTAGTGGTCTTGAATCTCAAATAGATTCTAGAAGAGAAATTGAACATTCTCTACAAGAAGAATTAAGACTTACAAATATGATTGGTGATAAAATGGGTATGATACCAAGTATTGCTGAGGGTATAAGTAAGTCCTTAGATAAATTAGGATTTGGGAGTTTATCTAAAAGATTAGATATTGATGGCGCTGTATTTAAGACTAAAGAATGGTTAGTAGCTAATGAAGGTAATAAAAATAAATTTCAGATTATAAGTAAATTTTCTGGGGAATTATTTGGAAATATTACAAAAACATTAGGACCAATAGCATTACTTGGGGCTGCATTAACTATGATAGTTAAAGCTATGTCCAATTTTGATACTATGACAGGAGAAACCGCCAAATCCATGGGTATTTCTTATGAACAAGCTTCTAAAATAAATCAAGAATTAACTCAAGTTGCTGCTACTTCATCTAATACTTTTATTACTACTAAATCATTAGTAGAAGCTCAAAACGCTTTAAATACTTCCTTAGGTACTAGTGCTCAATTGAATGGAGAAATGTTAACTACCTATACTGAATTAACAAAACAAGCAGGATATTCTAATGAAGCTGCTGAACAATTATACAAACTAAGATTAATTACTGGTAAACCTGAAAAGGAAATTGCTGCTACTTATTTAGGTCAAGTAAAAGCTTTAAATTTAAAAAAAGGTTTAGCTATCAATGAAAAAGCGTTATTAAACGATATTTCAAACATTTCTAAAGCAACATTAATTACATTTTCTAAGAATCCTGCTGAGTTGGCGAAAGCTGCTTTCGAAGTTAAAAAAATAGGACTTGGATTAAAAGAAATAGAGGGAATACAAAATTCACTTCTTGATATAGAAAGTTCTATTGCTTCTGAATTTGAAGCTGAAGTAATGACAGGTAAATCTCTTAACCTAGAAAGAGCAAGATATTATGCGTTAACAAATGATATATCTGGTTTATCCCAAGAAATAGCTAAACAAGGTATAACATCGGCATCATTTGGTGATATGAATGTTTTGCAACAAGAATCAATTGCTAAAGCAATGGGTATGTCTAGAGATGAGATGGGTAATATGTTGATGGAACAAGAAGCTCTTTCTAAATTAGGTATGACAGATAATGAAGAAAATAGAAAAAAACTTAAATATCTTACTGACCATGGAGGTAGTTTATCATCTATTGTTAAATTAGGAAAAGAAGAATATGCAAGACAATTAAAATCTACTACTACCCAAGAAAGATTTTTAGCTTTAACAGAAAAACTACAAGAAGTTTTTGTATCAATGGCTGGGCCTATAATGAGTATAGTTTCTCCAATAGTTGACACCTTATTTCCAGTTTTAACAACAATAAGTGGAACATTCCGATACATATTAGAATCAGTATCTAAAATATTTGGTTTATTTACCGGTTCAACAGAACAGTTAACCATTTGGGAATCATTAATAGGAAGTGTTGTAATAAGTTTAGGAATAGCTAAAACACTACAACAAGCATCTGCGATGTATTCTACCATAAGAGCAGCAGCTGAAGCGAGTTCAATTAAATCATTAGCTGCCCAGGGTGTATTAATGGTTAAAAATTTAGGAGTTGCAATAGCAACAGCGGTATCACAAATGACTGGTATGAGTGCTGCTACATTAGGTATAGCAACTGCTATCGGTTTAGCTGGTGGGGCAGCGGCATATGGTTATTTAAAATCAATGGATGATGGTATGGTAGGTCCTGATGGGGGGATGATATTATCAGGTCCTAAAGGATCAATCCAATTAAATAAAGATGATAGTGTTATAGCAGGAACTGATTTAATGGGAGGACAGAAATCAGAAGGTGGTAATGTTTCTTCTTTAGCATCATCACTTAATAATAAAGATGATAGTGTTATAGCAGGAACTGATTTAATGGGAGGACAGAAATCAGAAGGTGGTAATGTTTCTTCTTTAGCATCATCACTTAATAATAAATTAGACCAATTAATTTCAGAAATTAGGGTGATGTCTGGGGAATTAAAAAAAGGGATGACTGTTAATTTAGATGGAAATAAAGTTTCTCAAGAATTATTAACACCACTAGCTATATCAAATAGAAGAATATAATAATTAATATTTATAATAAAATAAAATGGATATATCAAAACATAGAAATTTCTTATTAAGTGAAATAAGAGTAAATGCAGGCCCTTTAAATATAGGTAGCTATAATACACCTACTGTAATTAATAATAAAAATGAGGTCCTTAGACTCATACAAACAATAGGGAAAGATTGGAAATCGGGATATCCTGGACATTATAACCTAATTGATTTTAATAAAACTCCCTTTAATCAAACAAAAAATCCATTTATTCCATTTTATATATGGAAAATTAATGATGATATTCTGGATTGGAGTATGATTGAAGATTAATAAATAAACCCAAATAAAATAAATAAAATATCATGTCAATACTAGGTCAAGAAAAAAATTCGAATTTATCCACAAAAGGATTAACACAAAATAATTTAAATAAATTACAAGGCTCTAAGCAACATAATGAATATTCTATAAATGGATTACCAAATATACCGAATAAACCATCCCCATCAGAATTAGATCCAAAACAACCTGCTAAAAAATATATTAACAATTTACCTATATAATTAAATGGGTTTAAAGGAATTAAAATCAGATTTACGAAATTTAAAATATGGAAAAGATCGCCCTGATGGGGGAAGTTCTGGACTACCATATATAAAATATTCTCTAAACAACATTGATTCGGACCCAACTAAAACTATATTAGAATCAGCGAGATTCAGCTCAGATTATCCACAAAGAGGTGGTTTTTATGCTATCCGTGCTGCTGCAGAAGATACTATTAGAATCCGCAAATTTTTAACTGATTTTCCTAAAGGAAGTAACTTTACTTCTAAACAGGTTGGTTTACAAAAATCAAATCCTCTAATAGAAACTGGTAAAAATGGAGGAAGAATTAATACTAGAACTTATAATTTAAATTCTAATTTATTATTTTCAACTCTTACAACAGGAACTGGGGTTCATTATTCTAGGTCTGGTGCCACTCCATTAACTTTATTAGATGATGATCAAAAATATTTATCTATTGTTGGAAAAAAATCTCTTGAAGAAAATAGATTAGTAAATCTATATAATAATAAAATAATTAAAGTTGATACAGGTTCAATTATATTAGATAATTTAGGAATATCAACAGATGAATTCCAAATTCAAAAATATGGAGGTGGACCAAATTCTTTATATGGAGATGGAGAAACTATAATATTTAGATCTACAGATAATAAAGGTTCTATAATAGATACAAAAAGAGCTAAAGGGGCTGATCCTTTTTCTCGATATATAATACAACCTACTACAGGATCTTTGGGAAATAATTTATATTTTATTAATAGTGATATAAGTAGTCATTTAAAATTATATAATTCTGGTAGTAATGTAAATGATTTAATTGGAATTGATGGAAGTGGAAATATTCCACAACCAATAAATTATACTTTCCAAACTTCACCTTTTTCCAACACTTTAACATATGATCAAATTTCTAAAAAAGTTTTTGGAGACAAAGTTACAGATTTTAGAAAAGATGTAGGAATATCTGGTAGTGTATTTTCAAGAGATTACACAAATTCCCAAATCCCAATGGCTACTCGTATAGGAATCGGATCTCCAGGTGCAAGACCTAGAACTAGTGTTGGGACATTGAAAAATGGAAGAGAAAGTACAAATAATGTATTTAAAGATGGTCAAGATAAAGTTAACATGACCCCTATATATTATGGTAATTTTGATAAACACACTGTAGAAAAAGATCCAAATTCAAGAGATTTAATAAAATTTGCATTTGAGACTATAGACAATAATAGTAATAACAACACATATAGAACCCATTTCAGAGCATTTTTAAAAGGATTCACAGATAGTAACACAGCAGATTGGGAAGGTAAAAGATATACAGGTAGGGGGGAAAATATGTATACATATCAAGGATTTGATAGAACTATTTCATTTAATTTTACTATAGTAGCACAATCTAAACAAGAGATGAAACCTCTATGGCAAAAATTAAACTACCTTAATTCAACTTTGCAACCAGATTATTCTGTTGATGGATTTATGAGAGGAAATATAACTAGATTAACTATTGGAGAGTATTTATATAGAACTCCTGGAATATTAAAATCTTTAAACTATTCTATTGATGATAACTTTTCTTGGGAGATAAAAATGGATGAACCTGAAGAAGGCAAAGACAATGATATGATGGAATTACCACAAGCAATAAACGTATCAGTTTCATTTGTTCCAATACTACATACATTACCAAGAACTATTACATTATTTGATTATGAAGTACCTTCATTAATATCTGAAAATGTAGGAGACACTGAGAATTTTATCACTAACAAAAATCCATTCTATAATTTAAATATTGATAAGAAAAATTTATTAGGTAATTAAAATTGCTTTTAATATATTCAAATACAAAACTATAAAACATGTCATCACGTTATACAACAATACCTACCTATACAAATGATGAAGGAAAACAACTTTATTCACAAACTTATTATCCAGAAATTGGCATTAACGAAGATGATACGTATATTATAACTTCATATAATGATAGATTAGATCTTATTGCGTATGATTTCTGGGGAGATGAATCTTTATGGTGGGCTGTGGCAATGGTAAACGATTTAGAATGTGATTCATTTTACCCTCCAGTAGGAATGCAACTTAGAATACCAAGAGATTCAACTTCTATAATAAATACTTTCCAAAAAACAAATGAAATATAACGAAATAGAACGTCTTCAACAATTAGCTGGTATTATTACTGAAATAAAAGTGAATAATCCAACCCTTCCTTTTATTCTTAAAAAAACCCCAACAGGAAAAGGTAGAATTTATGATAAAAGTGGTAAATTATTAGATAGAGATGTCGCTATCCAAGATGATCGCATTTATGTGGTTAGTAATAAGTATAAAAACTATGAAAAATACTTAGAAACTCCCCATAATAACATATCTGGAATAGATATGAAATGGTTTAATATAAAATAATGTTATGGCAGATAAATTTACAAATATTGCTGGTGGACCTTTTCAACCATATGTAGTTAAACAGATTGAAAATAGAAAGAAATTTGTTGAAGAATATAATGGAAAAAGAGAAAATAAGCATCTTATATACTTCAATAACAAAAATGCTTGGATTAGATTAACATCTTGTGTTGATGTAACAGAATCCCACCCTTTATTTGCAGAATATGGACTATCTGGAGCTGCATTATCCAAAAAATATATTTTACAAGGAGGTACTGTCCAAAATGATAATGGTAAAATTACTAATAGGTTTGGAGTAGAACCAAACGGTTCTTATAGTATGCTTCCTTCTAAACCATTAGGTTTTAAACCTATGCCTGGTATAACATCTATTGATTTGAGTTCTGCGGGAAAGTTAGGTACTTTACAATATGCTACTATAAAATTTATTTGTTATGATATAAAGCAATTAGAATTAATGGATGCCTTATATATGAAATTAGGGTTTTCATTAGTTTTAGAATGGGGTCATACTGTCTATTTGGATGAAAATTCAAACCTATCCAATCCAAAACCCCTAGATGTATTTAGTTACTCGAATAAAGAACAACTAGTAAAAGCAATTCAAAAGAAAAGAATAGACCATTCTGGAAATTATGATGCAATGGTCGGAACTACTTCCAATTTTGGTTGGGAGATACAAGATGATGGTTCATATCTGTGTGATATAAAATTAGTTGGGGCTGGAGATATATTAGATTCATTAAAAATAAATCAGGCTGTAAATAAAAATACCAATTTTCTATCTAAACCTCAAAATACGGGAGATGAAGAAGATAAAAAAAATATAACATCTCAAATTGCAGATAAAAATTTATCTGTATTAAATAAAGCACTATTTTCTATATATCAACAAGTAAATAATACACCATCTAGAGATTCTGGAGTTACTGTTTTAGGAGTTAATAGTCCGTATTATAGAAAAGTATTAAATAAGATATATAATAATACTCCATATAAATTTTTAAGTTTTAATGATAAAGGAAATATCGTTGGAGACGAAAATGCTATAAAAGGAAATCACTACTCTTTAATATCCGAATTAAATAAAAATAATGGTGGAGAAAAAGTTCAAATACAAAACATATCCAACACTCTATTTACATCAGTAGGAGTTTCATATAACATAACAGATAATGAAGGTAATGGAAATGATGAAAAACAAATATATATAACATTAGGTCATCTTTTAGCATTAATAACTGCTACTGGAATGATATATAATAAAAGTGGAGATAATATAAAACCATATATTTACATAGATTTTAATGATCAATTAAATTACTGTGCCACTTTTAAAGGACAAATGTCCCTAGATCCTAGAGTTTGTATTATACCACGAAATCAAAGCAATATGGATGATCCCTTTGGTTTAGGGATAATGATAGACAGAGTATTTAATGATATTAATGGTGTCGTTGTTGAAAAAGAATACACTCCTTCTAATATTTCTGGAGGTTCTATGTATTCTAGCACATATGAAGAAGGAGAAATAAAATATAAAAAAGAAATAAAATCTGATAGTTTTGTAAATAATTATCTTAATGTAACCCCAGAAGAAAAGGAAGTTAGAGCTCGTATGATGTGTATATTAGTTAATATTAATTATATCACAGATATATTAAGAAATCAAAGAGATAAAGATGGTAAGGGAGATGTTAATTTTTCTGAATTTTTAAATTCTTTACTAGATGGTATTAGTAAAGCTTTGGGGGGATTTAATGAATTTAGAGTGGTTGTAGATGATTCTAATAAATGTGTTAGGTTAGTAGATGATAATAAATTATCTCTTCAAAAAGAATTAGAAGACTCAACACAATATACCGAAATCCCTATATTAGGTAATAAAAGTATAGTATATAATTATAATTTTAAAAGTAAAATAGGTCCTAATATGGCTAGTATGGTAACAATAGCCGCTCAAGCAAATCCAAGTGCTTTAGGAGATGATGCATTCGCTATATCTAATTTATCTAGAGGTTTAATAGACAGAATATCAGCAGAGAAAACAACATCAAATTTCTCTCCCTCTACTCCAACAACCCCAGACCCTGCTATATCAGAAGATAATTTAAAAACATTAATTCAACATTTAGAAAGTATAATGGGTTCAGGAGGAAGTAACTTTGATATAAACATATCATCTATAGACCCCTCCATAAACACATATAGGGGATTACTATCAGAATATAGAATAGCCAAAGATTCAATTAATAAAGCGTCTGTTATAATTCCTTTAGATTTTAATATAACAATGGATGGTATTTCTGGAATAATACCAAATTCAGCTTTTACTATACCAACAAACTTACTACCATCATCATATAAAACTAAAGATAAATTACCTAAAATAGCCTTCATAATACACGGAATAGATCAAACTTTTGATAATAATAAATGGACTACAAAAATAACAGGACAAACTCTTAGTATAAGATTTGATAAAGAAGATATCAAGACATATACTAGCTATAACCAATCTCAGAATATTTCATTTAATTCAAATATACCAAATTTATCAAACCCATTTATTAATATATTAACCGTACCTTCTAATGTAGTACAAACTGATAAATCATTAACTAAATTAAAGAATATAATAGGAAATTATGAGAGTGGAAATAATTATGGAGTTGCAAATACTGGAGGAAAAGGTATGAGATCTTCAACCAATGTTAGTGGTATGTCATTTCAAAACATTAAATCCTTACAAAATATATCAAGTGAAAGTGATAGAAGAAGGGTATTTGCTTCTGGAAGATTTCAAATTATTCCTAGTACTATGAATATTTTAAAAGTAGCACTAAAATTTAAAGATAACGACAGATACACTCCACAAAATCAAGAGAAAATGGGAGATCATATGCTACTTGAATTCAGATATATTGTAGGAAATTATATTAAAGGAATCAATAAAGGATCATCTATAGACTTAGCAAATGCAATAAATAATATAGGATATGAATGGGCTTCAATGCCTGTAGTAACTAAATCTGGTGGAGAATTAGTAGGTAATGTAATTACAGGAGTAGGACAAATAGCAAACTATGGTGGTACTGGAGGTAATCCAAATTTTGCTAAAGTTGATATTAAAACTATAGCAAACGCCCTAATTAAAACTAGAATAGAATATAGTGGTAAAACTCCTATATTTATGCCTACATATTATAATCCCTTTAATTAACTTTTATGCCGTATTTTCCAAAATCTAGAGTTATTACTAATCTGAAAGCAAATTTAGGAGAATTCACTACTAAAGATGGAAAAGATTATGTAGGAGATTACTTTATAACTTATGATGGAAAACAATTCACAGGAAAAAATCCTCAAGACGTTTTAGTATCTCCTTTAATTAGAATAACAGAAAATAATTCCATTCCATCAAAATTAATAGTAAGTAGAGATTCGTTAATATTTAATTCGTTAAATAAAGGAGGTGTTAATATATTAGAATTTAAAGAACCAACACAATTTTATCCCTCACCAACAAAAGCTGATTATAGTAACAACAAAATTACAAGATACTTTGCAAAACAAAGAACAATAAGACAATTCCAAATAATAGAAATAGATAAGTTAACATACGAAGATTTATCATCATTAGGAGGAATTTACAATTACCCATTGTGGAAGCCGATATCATTGTTGTGGAGGATATCAGAATCATTAAGTAAAGATAAAACAACTCATAAATTTCAAGAAACAGTAAAAGGAACCAACCAACGAATATTAGATATTAAAGAAAAATCATTTTCGGGAATAAAACAATATCTAACTAATCTAGAACAATTTTCTAAACCTTAATTTGGAGTTTCAAAATATATTCGTATATTTACTTAAAATTTAAAAGTATGGAAAATCAAATTCTTAAAACTTATTTATTGTATGTGTTATTATATGCATCTTGGAATAATATCCCATTTTTAGTTAAAACTGAAAATAAAGAAAAATATAGATATCATTACGAATATTATATAGGATAATATTAAGACCTTCAATGAAGGTCTTTTTTAATCAAAATATATTCGTATATTTAAGTAAATAAAAAGTTATGTATTGGTTAATAGAAGAAAAAGAACAATTAGAAAAATTATCTTATAATAAACAATGTTTTATATCTATAATTCCACTAAATCATAACTATCATCCTAAATTAACTGAAATTTCATTAATTTATTATAAAGTTGAAGGTCATAAGGGTTATATTTTCCCAATCAATCATAACGATGGAATAGGAATTGAATTAGGTTTAGTTAAAGAATTCATATTAAAACATCCAAATATTTATATATTAGATAAAAAGAAATCAATATATTTTTTGGGAGAAGAATTTTTAGATTCTAAAATTATAGATATAAATTTACTTCACCTTGAAAGTAATATAAACAATTTAGAAATACCTGATTATAAATCAATAGTTGCGAATTATATTGAAGGGTCTTTTAAAACTAATCCAAATTTAAATTCTTATATTCCTGTAACTAAACATTATGAGGAGCAAGATTTAATATACAATTTTATTAAGAAATATATTGGTAATCAATTCAAATCAACGTATTATAACACGGATTATATAGAAGTCATGTACCGTGTTGAAAATGAAGGGATGTCGCTTGATAATAATTGTTTTGAGCAACATTATTCAATAAAACACCCACAATTGTCTATAAAAGATAATAAAATTTTTACCCAATATAATTTATATAATTTTACCTCTCGTCCGTCTAATTCATTTAATGGAGTTAATTTCGGTGCATTAAAAAAGAACGATGGAACTCGAGAATTTATAATACCTAGTGAAGATTATTTATTTGAGTTTGATATGAATTCATATCATCTTTTCCTCTCTGCTAAAATAATTGGTTTTGATTTACCTCAAGGTGATATACATACAGAATTTGGAAAATCATATTTTGGAAAAGAAGAATTATCTGAAGAAGAATATAAAGAAAGTAAACAACTTTCATTCAAACAAATGAATGGGGGTGTATTTTCCCAATACAAACATGTTCCATTTTGGAATAAGTTAGAAAACCATATCAAAGAATTATGGAAACGGATACAAGAACAAGGGTTTGTAGAACTAGTTGGGGGAAGACAAATAAAATTGTCTGAAATTCCAAACCCAACACCACAAAAATGTTGGAATTACATAATTCAGAGTTCAGAAACTTATTATAATATTTTGATTTTAAAAGATTTATTCGTATATTTAAGGGATAAAAAAAGCAAAATAATACTTTATAGTTATGATGCAATTCTATTAGATTATAAAAAGGAAGATGGAAAACATTTATTGAAAGATATTAAAAAGATAATAGAAAAAAGTGAGTTTAGGTGTTCTGTAAGTTATGGGATTAATTATAATAGTTTGAGGAAAATAAAAGCCTCTGAATAGAGGCTTAGGGAAGTAATATTTATACGTGCAAACATTAAAACATACTACGATGATAAATATATCAAAACCTTCCCAAATTACAAAAATTTACCTAGTTACTAATTGCTATGGAGACCCCAACAAAGTCTATATAGGAAAAACAAAAAATTGTCGTAAAAATAGACATAAATGTAAATTTGGTAAACAAATTATTTACGATTATATAGATGAAGTTAACTCTCTTGATAGTAAGGATTGGAAACCTTTAGAATGTTTTTGGATTGAATATTTTAGACAATTAGGATTCAATATACAAAATAAAAATAATGGTGGAAATGGGATGGATTTTGCTTCTAAAGAAACAAAAGATAAAATAAGTAATAATAAATTAGGTAAGGGAATAAAATCAATATTTCAATATGATTTAGAAGGTAATTTTATAAAAGAATGGAAAAGTATTGGATCTGCTTCTTTTAAAATAAATAATTCTAAAGGTAGTGATATAACAGGATGTTGTAAAGGAAAATTAAAAACTGCTTATGGTTATATTTGGAGATATAAAGAATATCCATTAGAATCTAATTATAAACACACTCCTAATGGTCATTCAAAACCTATAATTCAATATAGTTTAGAAAATAAGTTTATTAAAGAGTGGAACAGTGCTACTCATGCTTATAAAGAGAATCCTAATTTTAATATAATTACAATATTGAAATGCTGTAAAGGTAAACTTAAAACATCTGGTGGATATAAATGGAAATTTAAAAACAAATTAATATAATAAATTAAGATTATGAAAGAGCAAAAAAACGACGTATTTATAGATGAACTAGATTTTAATCGTAAACACGATATGGGTAAATTATTTGTTACGTTCTTCAACGAAGAAGACTTAGAAAATACAATTCAAGAAATTACTAAAAGATATACTATATTACATAGTAAGATATTCATACTTCAGGTTGAAGGTAAAGAAAATTTAATAGCTACTTATAATATTGATCAATTCAATATTAATGATAAAGTAATTCCTAACACTATTTTACTTCACCGTAAGAAAGAACATAACGTATTATATAGCATTAATTCTTTAAATACATTAATTCAGGAATTAAATGGTGGAAAAATTGATACTCAGTATGAAATCAATTGGGGTGATTACAAAAACTCTATTTTATTAGTACAAGATGGTGTATTGAAAAAAATGTCAACAAAGATTCATAAAATAATCACAATATAATGGGAGGAGATGCGTAACGAAATACAAAGATTACAAGAATTAGCTGGAATACTTACTGAAATAAAAGTTCACAATCCATCACCTGTAAAAGATGGGGATCGTTGTGTTATATTAACAGACGTATATCATTTTAGTGGAGATAAAGGTGATTATCAAGATAGAGATATATACAATGAATTTAGTAGTAGTGCGGTTCCTAAATATGAGTTAGATGAACTCGGGTACGATAATATATTAGAATTGGAACCAGATGCTGCTTCTTTATATATAGATAAAGGGGAAGAAGGAATATATTATGATGGAGCTTTTGAAAGTGATGAAGGAAGTAATACTAGAATTGACCCGAAATATCTAAGAAAAATATAAATATAAATAAAAATAAAATATGATAAACAATGAGGATAAATTTTATCCTCTTTTTTACCCTAATACTTGGATATACATAATTTCCTTTGTATATTATAGCATAATAAATAAGTAATATGAAGACGTGTACTAAATGTAAAGTAGATAAAGAACTAGTGGAATTTAGTAAGAGTAAAAATTCTAAAGATGGTTTAAGTTATAATTGTAAACAATGTAGAGGGGATTGGTACTTGTTAAATAAAGATAATATACAAGAAAAAAATCAAGGTAAGAAAGAATATTTAAGAGAATATAATAAATCATATTATTTCGATAATATAGAAAAAGTACAAGAAACTCAAAAAAATTGGAGACTATCTAATAAGGATGAAATAAAATCTCAACAAAATAATAAATATCAAACAGATCCTATATTTAGAATTTCAAAAATCGTAAGATCTTTAACTTACTGTTCATTAAAATGGGGAGGTTATTCTAAAAAATCTAAAACATATCAAATTTTAGGTTGTACCTTCGAAGAATTTAAATTATATATCGAATCATTATTCGAACCTTGGATGAATTGGGATAATCAAGGTAACCCTAAGGATGGAATTCTTGAATTTAATAAAAATTGGGATATAGACCATATAATCCCAATATCAAGTGGTTCTACTGAGGAAGAAATTTTAAAGTTGAGTCATTTTTCAAATTATCAACCTCTATGTTCTAAATATAATAGAGAAATTAAAAGAAATTTGTTAACAATAATTAAGTAATCAATTAATTTTTAAATATGGACTTAAAGTCAATTCAATCGAAACTGGAGCAAATCCAGAATCCACGCAAAGGTAACAGTTCCAAGAATGCTGAAGAAAGAGCAAAGATATTCTGGAAAGCCCCATTAGGAAAATCCCTATTGAGATTCGTACCACTAAAAACAAACCCAGAAAATCCCTTCATTGAGCTTTTCATGCATTACCAGTTCGGGAAAAAAACCATCATCTCCCCAATTAACTTTGGTGAAAAAGATCCGATGGTAGAATTTGCCAAAAATTTAGGTAAATCATCTGATCCCGAAGATTGGAAATTAGCTAAAAAAATTAAACCTAAAATGAGAGTATTTGCCCCTGTTATTGTAAGAGGTGAAGAAGACAAAGGTGTTAGATTCTACGAATTTGGTACTCAAATCTATACTACTTTGATGGGATTGGCGGCTGATGAAGAAATTGGTGATTTTACTGATGTAATGAACGGTCTTGATTTTAAATTAGATGTAGTGCAAGGTGCTACATATAAAGAGTCAACAATTAGACCTGCAATGAAACAGTCTCCACTTTCTAAAGACCCAAAACAGGTTGAAGCTTGGTTAAGTAATCAACCAGACCCTATTGGTTTTTATTCAAGATTTACTTTTGATGAAATGAAAGGTTTTCTAGAAGATTGGTTAAACCCAGATAAAGAAGAAGAAAAAACAGTTGTTACTACTGAAAAAGCAAATGCATTTCCTTCTGAACCTGGTGATGTAGTTACTGCCTCTACTAAAAAGAAAGAAGTAGTTACTGCTAATGAGTTCGACGAGTTATTCAAGGACTAATTTTAATTCCCTCCCTTAGGGGAGGGATTATTTTATTTAAATTATGGCAAAACCAAAAAGTCTGTCCTCAGAGTTGGGGACAAAAGTAAACTCTTCATTTTCTTTAGATAAGTTTAAAACTGGAAAAAACTTAGGTAGTTCCAATTCTAATTACAAACCACAAGAATGGATTAAGTTCTCTGAATCAATGCAAGAGGTATTACAAGTTCCTGGTATTCCAAAAGGTCATACAACTTTAATTAGAGGTCGAAGTAATACAGGAAAAACAACTCTTCTTATAGAACAAGCAGTTCAAGCCCAAAAAGATGGAATCCTTCCTGTAATTATTATTACAGAAATGAAACACTCTTGGGAACATTGGGAAACTATGGGATTCGATTTGGGTAGAGAAGTAGACAAAGATGGAAACACATCTTATAATGGGTTCTTCATATATGTCGATTCAGAAAGACTAAAATGTATTGAAGATGTTGCAGAGTTCATCATGGATATGTTGAATGAACAGAAAAAAGGAAATTTACCACACGATTTGTTGTTTTTATGGGATTCTATTGGATCTATTCCTTGTAGAATGAGTATAGAAAAAAGTTCTAATAGTCCTATGTGGAATGCTGCCGCACTTTCACAACAATTCGCAAATTTTGTTAATCAACAAATAGTATTATCACGAAAAGAGTCACAACCATATACAAACAGTGCACTTTATGTAAATAAAATTTGGATTGAACCAGCTTTAATGCCTATGGCTCAACCTAAAATGAAAAACAAAAATGGTGATTCAATGTATTATGATTGTTCTATGGCTATTACTTTTGGTAATATAACAAGTGATGGTACACAAAAATTGAATGTAACTAAGGATAAACGTGTAATTGAGTGGGGTTTAAAAACTAAAGTTCAAGTAGATAAAAATCACGTTACAGGAAATGTAGGTAAAGGAACTATTATTAGTACAGCGCATGGTTTTATAAGAGACACCCCATCATCTCAAGATAGTTATAAAAAAGAGCATAAGAAGGAGTGGGGATTGGTATTAGGTTCGGAAGATTTTGAATTTACTGAGGAAACCGTATCTGATAACGAAATAGATTTTATAAATGTCTAAATATCAACATTTATTAGATTTAGTACAAGAAAATTCAACTGAGGAAACCCTATCATTAAATGATAGGGTAATACTCATTGACTCTATGAATATGTTTATTCGTAGTTTTAGTACTATAAATAAATTCAATGCTCAAGGTCATCATACCGGAGGCCTAACAGGATATTTACGTTCTTTAGGAGCTATGATTAATACTATTAACCCAACAAGGGTTATCTTAATCTTTGACGGAGAGGGAAATATAACAAATAAGAAAAACCTATACGCAGAGTATAAAGGTACTCGTAAAATAAAACGTATAACAAATTGGACGGGGTTCGATAACTTACAACAGGAATCAGAATCTATGAAGGATCAGATGTTAAGATTAATTGATTATCTTAAATGTCTCCCTGTTTCCATATCCATCGTTGATAAATTAGAGGCCGACGATGTAATCGCTTATTTAGCGCCAAAATTCAATAAATCTATTATAGTTTCTGCCGATCAAGATTTCTTACAGTTGGTAAGTGAAAAAATTTCCGTATATTCACCTATAAAAAAGAAGTATTATACACCAGAACTAATATTTGAAGAATTCGGATTGTGGCCTCAAAATTTCCTAAATAAAAAGATTATATTAGGCGATACTTCCGATAATGTTCCAAAAGTACCTAAAATAGGACCTGGAAAATTGATGAAAATGTTCCCAGAATTAGAGGGTACAACTCCTATTACATTACAAGAAATTATAGACAAAAGCTTAATCGAATCTAAAAACAATCCCTGGTATGGAGATATATATAATTTCAAACATCAGTTGTATATTAACGAAAAGTTGATGGATTTAAAAAATCCTAATATTCCAGAACAAGAAAAGGTAAGATTAGAAGAGATGGTTAAATCAAAACCATTTAATTTCAATAAAACTAAATTTCTAAATTATTATAATGAAGATAAATTGGAAAATAGTATAATGAATTTGAATATGTGGTTAAGTAATAATTTTGAACCATTAAATAAGTATAAATAATGAAGTGTGAACATTGTTTAATTAAAATTAATATGAATGGTTGTCCTAGATGTAAAAGAGATGAAAGGAGAAGTATAATATTTGGAATTATTTTAATTTCATTATTTATTTTTTCCTTATTAAGAATATTATTAATTAAATAAAATAAATGAGTGCATTAAAATCACTAGAGAGTTATGGACATAATTTTCAACTTAAAGTTGTTAATTCCCTTTTGAAGGAAAGACAATTTTTATTGAATATACGAGATGTTATAGAAGTTGAACATTTCGAACATATAGGTTTACGTTGGGTTGTTGAAGAAATATTAAAATATTTCGATCAATATCATATGGCTCCAAACCTAGAATATTTTAAAATTGAGGTTAAAAAATTAGAAAATGAAGTTCTTCAAGTTGCTATTACTGAACAACTTAAATCAATTTTTACTATTATTAATGAAGATAGAGAGTATGTTGAACAAGAATTTAGTGAATTTTGTATTAATCAAAAATTAAAACAAGCCCTTCTAGATTCTGTTGATTTATTAAACACAGGCCAATATGAAGAGATCAGACATAAAATAGAAAATGCATTAAAAGCAGGACAAAATAAAGAAATTGGACATGAGTATACTAAAGATATTGAAAAACGATATCTAGAAAATAGTAGAAGTCCTGTTCCAACTCCTTGGCATATAATCAATTCTTTATTACAAGGAGGTCTTGGTGGTGGAGATTATGGATTAATTTATGGAGGTCCCGGTGGTGGTAAATCTTGGGCACTAGTTGCCATTGGTGCATTTGCCTTAGCTTTAGGGTATAAAATTATTCACTATACTTTAGAATTAGGTGAGGATTATGTCGGGAAAAGATATGATGCTTGTTTTACCAAAATATCTGTAAGTGAAGTTGGTGATTTTAAAGATAAAATTAAAGAGAAAATATCTGGTTTTGAGAATAATCTTATTATCAAAGAATACCCACCAAAAGGAGCATCTTTGTCAACATTAAAAGCCCACATCCAAAAATGTGGTGATATGGGATTTGAAGCAGATTTAATTCTTTTAGATTATGCTGAATTATTAAAACCTCCAATTAAACGAAGAGACAAATTAGAAGAAGCTGATGATATTCATTATGGTATTAAAGGTTTAGCTAAAGAATTAAACAAACCAATTTGGTCTGTATCTCAAGTAAACAGAGCTGGGGCCAAAGATGAAGTAGTTGAAGGAGATAAAACCTCTGGAAGTTACACTAAACAAGCAATCGTTGATTTCGGTATGTCTTTATCTAGACTCAAAAAAGATAAAACATCAGGTAAAGGAAGAGGACATATTCAAAAAAATAGATACGGTCCTGATGGAATGACATATAATATGAATATAGACACATCTTATGGTGGGTTTGAATTCTTAGATGAATATGATGATACTGAGTCTTATCAGGATCAAAAACCTAAATCAAAAAATCCAAACGAAGTCCAAAAGGAAGAAAAAGAATTATTACTTTCAAAATTCAAAGCTTTTAGTATAGAATAATATTTATTATTACAACTAAAGAAAAAATATGGAACAAAGTAAAATTAATGAAATAGAGGTTTATGATGAAGAAATTATTAAAATAACAATTAACAAATAAAATGAGTAAGGGAAAAGAATTTGTTTCACAATTAAAATTATACACGGACTATCTCAAATTTGATGAAAATTTAGGAAGATATGAAACTTGGAATGAGGCTTGTGCTAAAGTGTTAAATACACATTATTTAAAATATGGAGATATCGTTACTCCTTATATAAATGAAGTATTAGACTCATATTGTAATAAAGAGTTTTTATCATCACAGAGAAATCTTCAATTTAGAGAGCATCTTATATTAAAGAATCATGCTAGGTTATACAACTGTTGCGTTACATATGCATACTCTCCAGATGTATTCAATAAGGGATTATTTATATTATTAGCAGGTACTGGATTAGGAGTTTCATTAAAAAAGAAATTTATATCTCAACTTCCTTCTATAGATAAACGAAAATTAGGAACTAAAACATTTGTAGTCCCGGATTCAACAGAAGGTTGGGGTGAAGCTTGTAAGGTATTAATGAGTTCATTTTGTAAACATAAATCTTTATACGAAGAATATTATGGATATGAAATTAAATTAGATTATTCCCAAATTAGACCTAAAGGGGCATTAATATCTGGGGGGTTTAGAGCACCAGGACCTGATGGACTAAAACAATCTTTGGAAAGAATAGAAGAATTATTAAACAAAAACCTAGGAAGTTCAGACTCAACTCCATTTAGATCTATTATAGTATATGATATATTCATGCATTTATCGGATGCGGTTTTATCAGGAGGTGTCAGAAGATCAGCAATGAACGTTGTTATAGACGAAGATGATGAAGAGATGATTAATGCTAAGGTGGGTGATTGGAGAACTAAACATCCATGGAGAGCTAGAAGTAATAACTCTGTAGGTCTTCTAAGAAATAAATTTACTAAGAAACAATTTGAAGATTTAGTAGCATTAAATGAAGGAGATAATGATCTTGGATTTGTATTTATGTCTCACGATGATGATATGTTTAATCCATGTTTTGAAATTCAATTTAATTTTTATGAACAAATTAAAGATAAAAATTATGCTGTATTTCAATTTTGTAATTTAAATGAAATTAGTGCTTCTGCTTGTTCTGATAAAAAAGGAAGATTTAGTGAAGAGAAATTCTACGAATTATGTAGAAAGGCTTCTATTGTAGGAACAATGCAAGCTGGTTATACTACTTTCCCATATTTAGGAAAAGAGACTGAAGAAATAGTAGCTGGTGAAGCTTTATTAGGAGTATCAATAACAGGTTGGATGGCTAGACCTGAATTATTTAATGCTGATATACTAACAAAAGGGGCTCATATTGTAAAACAAGTTAATGAAGAGGTTGCTAAAGTTTTAGGATTAAATGTAGCTGCACGTACTACAACAGTAAAACCTTCTGGAAATGCTTCGGTAATTCTAAAAACACCATCGGGAATCCATCCAGAACATTCTAAAAGATATTTTAGAATAATGCAATTAAATAAAGATAGTGATACTGCTAAATATTTAGAAGAAACATGCCCTGAATTATTGGAAGAATCAGTATGGAGTAGCACTAAAACGGATTATGTTGTTTATTCTCCTTGTGAAAATAACGAAGTAACAATGTATAAAGATGAAGTTCAAGGAGTAAAACACCTTAAATTAATCGAATTAGTTCAAAAATACTGGGTGACTGAAGGTAAAAGAGAAGAAGCATGCTATATAAAAACAGCCAACCATAATGTAAGTAATACTGTTATTATTGATAATAAAGAAGAAGTTGTAGATTATATATTTGAACATCAAGATAACTTCTCAGCAGTATCTTTCTTATCATTATTTGGGGATAAAGATTATCCACAATCTCCTTTTACATCAGTGTTAAATACGGAAGAATTAATATCTAAATATGGAAATGGGGTGTTGTTTGCATCTGGATTAATTGTGGATGGGTTACATTATTTTAATGGTGATTTATGGACTGCCACTGGAACTGTATCTGACCCCACTTCCCCTATTGTTGGAACAAGAGAACAAGTACTTTTGAAAAAAGATTGGATTAGAAGAACTAAACAATTTGCTAAAAATTATTTCAAAGGAGATATGAACAAAACGATATATTGTTTAAAAGATATCCACCTTTGGCATAAATGGAATACAGTTTCTAGAAATTTTAAATTAATTGATTATCCTTCTATTTTGAAAGAACCTAATTATGTCGATATTGACACTATGGGAGCTCTTGCTTGTAGTGGAGGACAGTGTGAAGTAACATTTTAATAAATAAAACATGATATATAAATATATGGGAGTAGAATGTTGGATCTACACTCTTTCATTAGAAATTAATTAAATTATTCGGCCCCTTATAGGGGCCTTATATATTTATGAGTATATTTTAACCTACATATTATGCCCAGAATACCTGATGAAAGTTTAGGAAAGAAAACTTCTCTAATCACTAAAGTAAAAGAGATAAGTAATAAAAAAACATTAGATTATTCTATGGCTTTGGTAATTTTTTTAGTATCATTTATAGAAATAATTTCTTTTTTTATACCAGATAGCAACAATCCAGCAATAATTACTAATAAAGGGGATAATTATTTATTGTTTTGGTTCCCATTATTTGCAACTTTAGAATTATTTATATTTAGTTTATTTTTTATATTTAAGTCTTTTCGATATACTAGTTGTTTGAGTACGAAAATAATAAGTTGTATGTTTTCATTTGTTCAAGTTATATCTTTAATATCATTATTAATATCATTTCCTGCTATAACATATGTTATTTTCATCCAACCTATATTATTAAGCACAATAATATTATTAATATCAATAAATTTTATTAAATGGTATTTGAAGTAGCGTTAAATTTTATATGGAAAATAATATCATTTAAAAAAGGAACATTATCATTGTTGTCGTTTTCATTATCTATGCCTTTAACTTTTTGGTTTGAAACTTTAACGAATGGTACTGATCTTAAACATTTATTAATTCCAATAGTGTTAATGGTAGTAGGAACTATAATGTTCTGTATTGTGTGCCTAGCGGATTTGATAACAGGTTTAAAAGCAGCTAAACATAAGAGTTTAATAAAATTTAAAGATCCAAAAAAACCTTATGTAAAATCTTATAAGTTATATAGAACATTATGGAAATTATTAGGAGTATCGTTATTGTCATTTTTATTAGCAGTAACCTCAATAATGATAGAAATAATGGGTCTAACTTGGGTTTATATTATTAGTATAAGTTTACAAGGAACTGTTTGGTTATTATCTTGTGGATTTGAAATTCATAGTATAGGAGAAAATCATGAAAAAATATATGGATATAAACCAAGAATATTTAAATTTTGGGATAATATACTAAATTTATTTGAGAAAAAAATTACTAACAAAATAGATTCTTCATTCGATAATATATTTGAAGAAGATGAAGAAGAAAAATCTATTTAATAATATTTAAAAATGAAAAAAATATTAGATGATTTATTAAATAGTTTTAAAACTAATGAGGAAGGATTTAGCTCTAAAAAATTAACAGCATTCGTGTTAATTGTATTAGTAATTATTGTTCATACTAAATGGTTAATGATAGGTAATTTAACACAATTAGAAATGGTGTTAACAATTGACTATACTTTTATTGCAGCCTTATTTGGTTTAACTACTTGGTCTAATATTAATAAATCAAAAGAAGAATAAATATGAATTCGTTACAGATATTACAAAAAAATAGTGGAGTAGAACCTGATGGGGTATTTGGTAAAAATACTTTTAAAGCAACATGTAAATATCTTAAAATAACAACTCTTCAAAGGGGAGCACATTTTTTTGCACAAGTAAATCATGAGACTGGTCATTTTGATACTTTTATTGAAAATTTAAACTATAAAAGTGCCGAAAATTTAGCTAGAGTATTTAAACATGATTTCGATTTAAATAAAGATAAAGTAATTTCTCCACAAGAATTAGAATTTGCTAAAAAATATGTTAGTAAACCTGAAGCTATTGCTAATTTTGTTTATGCAAATCAAAATGGTAATGGAAATGAAGCGTCGGGAGATGGTTGGAAATTTAGAGGAAGAGGGGCGTTACAATTAACAGGTAGAGCAAATTATTTATTATTCTCACAATTTATAAAAGATCCAGAAATAATGACAAACCCAGATTTAGTAGCAACTAAATATGCATTCGAGTCAGCTATGTTCTACTTTTCAAGATTTGGAGTATGGAAAGAATGTGATAGAGGTTTTAGTATTCCTACTATAACAAGAATATCTAAAATAATAAATGGGGGAGATAAAGGTTTACAAGAACGAATTCAACTAACGTTAAAATACGCAGAATATATCTAAATTCAGAAAATATATTAAAAATTATTAGGCCTTTTATAAAGGCCTTCATATATTCATATAAATAAAATTATAAAAATACAAAATATGGGTACTTATTTATCAACAAAAATATTTGATAATTTTTCTGTTGCTATTAGACAACACAAAGCGCAACATAGTCATTGTCAATTATTACATGGTTATGCATTTACATTTAAAGTATGGTTTGCTTCCAAAGATGGTTATGAAGAAGATCAACTTGATGAAATGAATTGGATAGTTGATTTTGGATTATTTAGTAGAAATGGTTTGAAAGATTGGTTAAATGATATGTTTGATCATACTACAATTATTGAAAAAGATGATCCACAATTAGAATCATTTCAAATGATGGAAGAATTAGGATTACTTAAACTAGTTACTATGGATAGAATTGGAGCAGAAAGTGCTGCTAAATTAGTATTCAATAAATTTAATGATGTATTTTCTAAAACTGAAGGTGGAAGAGTTAAAGTCGTTAAAGTTGAATGTAATGAGAATACAAAAAATAGTGGAATTTACCAAGAATAGTTATGAAAAAGTTATATGAACCTTGTTATATATTAGAAGAAGATGAATTTCTTTTAAAAATTTGGGATAAATATCCTTCATCTCCAAATATCCCTAAAACAGGATTTTTATCTAAATTTACTCAAAGGGGGGAAATTCCTAAATCATTTGAAAATTGGGGAAATACATATTGGGAAAAACAAAATCTCCCCATTTATATTATAAAAGAAACATTTAGAAGTGGATGGAAAATAAATGGTTATAGATCTGGTAAAAGTCAAGATTGGGCTGAATTAATTCATCCTGATGGATATATGATAGAAATATATCTTTCTAATTTATTTGAAATTATAAATACTTGTATAATACAAAGTGGGGTAATTATTGGTAACTTCAAATGGGATAATCATAAATTAATTAGAGAATGAAAAATACAACACCACTACTGGAAGATGTTATGAGAGTATTATATGTTTTACAAAACGAAGGTTATATAACTCGTGAAAATATGGAATATATTTTGGAAGAAAAATATAATGTTAGTGATATATTATATTCATATAATACAATGGCTTGTATCCAAAATAAAAATAAAACATCAATAACTATTTAATATGGATATAAGAAAAGCAATTAATCAACTACTTCTAGAAGATCACAATCATGAATTCGGGTGTGCTATGTTATATTTTAATTTCCCTCAAATATTTAAAATCCATAGTGCTATAAAAGAAGAAGATATTTACGTTGACGAAGAAGACCCATCATTCGGTTTAGAATCAGAACCTCATTGTACTTTATTATTTGGTTTACATCCAGAAGTAACAACAGATGATATAACTAGAGTAATAAATGGTCATGATTTAGATAAAACTTTTATGGTATCAAATATGTCAATTTTTGATAATCCCGAATATGATGTACTTAAATTTGATGTTGGTTATAAAATTAAAGGAGGAAATGTATTAGGAAAAATAAATACACAACTTAAGTCATTTCCTCATAAAGAATCTCCATATGAATATCATCCTCATATGACGATTGCTTATTTGAAAAAAGGAGAAGGACAAAAATATGTAGACGCATATAAAGGAACACAATTTAATTTACAACCTAGTTATGCAGTTTATAGTAAACCAGATGGAACCCAAGATGAAATAGAAATATAATTATGGAATTTAATATACAAGGTAAAGTAAGTTTTAATGTTGATTTCGATGTTGAAGTTAGTTGTGAAGATAAAGCATTGATTGTGGCTAAAGAAGCAATAAAAGGTTACATATTTAAATATAAATAATTATGATATTAATTTCACATGAGTCTCCTCTATGTTTATTGGAGAAAAGTAAAGAGTATAATGACTTTCAATATATACTCCCCTACTTCTATACTAGATATGACAAGTATAAAAAGTTTATGGATGAATATAATGGGATGAAAATTTTGGATTGTGGGTTATTTGAAGGTGAAGTACCTACCATTCAAGAATTAATCCAACTTATTAAACAATCAAAACCAACAATTTTTATTCCTGTAGATACTTGGAACGATGCTACAGCTACTGCTAAAGATGCTAAATATTGGATGTCTCTTAAAAAAACAGGAGTATTAGAACCCCATTTAAATTTAATGGTAGTTTTACAAGGTAAAACATTTTCTGAAATAGAACAACTATACCAACAATGCATCGATTTAGGATATAGGCACTTTGCTTTTAATCACTCTTCTATTGCTTATCAAAATGAAGTTGGTTCCGTTGAAGATAAAATTGAAAAAGCAAAAATTGGTAGAATTACACTTATTCGAAGATTATGGAATAAAAATATAATAAAAGAACATCATTGGATCCATCTTCTTGGAGCAACAGATGTGACAGAATTCCATTATTATAATCAGGCATTACCTGGAATAGTAAATAGTATTGATACTTCTAATCCAATTATTAAAGCTATTGAAGAAGGTTTATATACAGAACAAAATTTTAAAACTAAATCAAAATCTAAAATGGAACAATTTTTTGATTTAGATATTGATAAAGAATGTTTGGAAAATATATTATCTAATATAAATTGTTTTAGAAATATAGTAAATAAAATAAAAGCCTCTGAATAGAGGCTTAAGGAAGTAATATTTATATACGCCAATAAATAAATTATTACCGTGATAAATATACAAGAAACTTCCCAAATTACCAAGATCTATTTAGTAACTAACTGCTATGGAGACCCTAATAAAATCTATATAGGTAAGACTAAATCATGTAGGAAATCCAAACATCAACGAACTTACGGTAAACAAATTACCTATGATTATATAGATGAAATAAATTCTCTACATAGTAGAGATTGGAAACCATTAGAATGTTTCT